CGTGCACTCGCAATACGTCATATGGAGCTACCAGTTGGAGAATTTATTTCTCAAGGCTTGGAGAAAGAAGTCCCGGAAGCAGCGAGGACACTTCTTGAGTCAAACGTACAAGACGAGATTAAACATGATCTCGCTTTGGGCTTCATTGTTGACGCCCATGGGGCTGATCCCCAAGCTGAACTGGAAGCAAAGAGGTTAAGAGATGCTTGGATTGCACACCCTGACCACACTATTACCAAAGCTCTCGTTGCAGAACGAGCTATATTTTTTGTTCTACTACCTATGTTTCGCTTTCTTGGTGACGCTGCTCTCAGAACAGTATCAGCTGATATATCCAGAGATGAACAGATACACGTTGCGACAAATAGTCTCGTATGTGCTGAGTTGGGTCTTGTTCCTAGCACTTCTTTGGATAAGCTTCGGAAGGCAACTATACATTGGGTACTACAACCCCTAAGAGAGAACCACACTGATAAATATTTAGCGAAAAAATTTTGGCTGGATGCGAGCGATCAGTTAATGTATCAGGGCAAAGCCCCGCAGTTCTCAGACACAAAAGCAGCTCGTATGCCAGCGTTCTTTGAACATGCAAACACCAACCTCCCACAATATGCTTGAGTCCATCATCGGACCAACCATTAGTTCTATACAAGTAGAGCTAGAAGAAAACTTTCCACCTGTTAATCCACATCCGAAGCAAAGCATCGGCGAAGTCATGTACTTAGCCGGTCAACGCTCGGTGGTCGAGTGGTATAACAAACGAATCAGTAAAGATGAGTAATGGCTAGAAAATCTAGAAGTAAACAAAGAGGCAAAGGCGTCGGAAGCCGTAGCCAATCTGCCGGTACAAGCAAAGGCGGAAGCCGCAGTAGTGCCGGTAGTGCAGGCGGAAGTAAGTCCGGCGGTAATAAATCAGGCTCTGGCAAGTCCGGCGGAAGCAAGTCCGGCAGCGGAAGTGGCAAGAGTAGCAAAGGACCGGGTGGTGGAAAAAGCCCAAGTTCTCGCACCAAAAGAACCTCACCTCCAGCTACAAAACCAGCACCTACGAAAAAGCTGACACCAGTTCAGCAAAGGTTTAAAGACAGAGAAGCAGCAGGCTTAGATGGTGCTACTGGTATGAGAAAAGTTACTTCTGCTGAACGAGAAAAAGGAGTAACTCAACTATCACAGTACCGAGCTGCACAGAGAGAAGGAGTACGGAACGCAGCACTTGGTAGACAAGCTACGTATCAGACAGGCATACCATCAGGTGCTAATCTAAAGGCTGGTTCGTTTGGTATTAGTGAAGCTGGTAGAGCACAGGCTGAAGCAAACAAAACAGCAGCAAGAGAAGCTAAGATAGCTAAGATGAGTCCTAGAGATCAAGCAAAAGCTCGAGCTGCATACGAAAGATATGGTAAAATTAATCCTACATTCTCTGATGTATTTCGTAATCCACTTGCAGGGTATGGTGACCAACGACTCGGTCCAACTACAGCTTTAGCTGCTGCTGGAGCAGGCGTAGTAGACGCTGGTATAGGTACAGTTAACTTTGTTAAGAACTTAGTACCCGGTGTTAAACAACTACCTAACATACCAACACTACCTCAGTTTAATAATCAAGTCTTACAAGGCATCAGAACTGCTGGATCATTTGTTCCAATAGCTGGAGGTATAGGTAAGATAGGTAAGATACGTAACCTTGGTAGAGCTGGCTTAAGTGTACGAAATGCACAAATTGGATTTACTGGTATGGGTAAGAAAGGCTTTGATGCCATACGTGCTGGTGATAAATTCAGAGCTGGTACAATGAAAGTGTTTGGTAGGACACTACCTAAACCACAGGTACTAGGCTCAGGTGCATACTCAGCACCAACAAGAGTTGGAGCACAGCGTTATGCTGGAGCACGTGGTTCTCTTGGAGGTAAACAGACACCCGGTGGAGTATTCAGTACAGTAGTACCCGGTGGTGCTAGACGTATTGGCATGATAGAATCACAAGCAGCTGTTAACCCTGCAACATTTGATAAAGGGTTACGTCTTGCTGACAGTATTGCAATGGGAAAATATGGTAAAAGTGCATTAGCTAACAGACTTCGTAATCAGATAGCTACAGGTGTAGCACCCGGCGGCGGCTTTGGTTTAAAAGATGCAATCAACATTAGCACAAAAGTTGGTGCAACAAATCAAGCAGCCAAGGCTATGCAAACTGGTGGACTAAACATCGGTGGTGTAGACAACGAAGGTACTGGTAGGAATATAGCTAGAGCTATAGGTTTTACAGCAAGGAATCCCGGAGCTGTTGTTCAAGATCTTGCCACACTAAACAACCAGTTAAATACTGGTGAGTTAACTATAGGTGATATCAGACAAGGCATAGGAGATTACAGAGATGTAATGGCTGGTGATACCTTCAGAGACAGAGTAGAAAACTTTGCCGACATACCTAACGAAAGAAAGGAGAGATACTTAACAAAAGGATTAGAACTTGCTGACAAGAGTGCGATTGTACAGCGAATAGGAGAACAAGCAGGCTTACCATCAGACTTTAAGGCACAGACCAAGGAGTTAGGAAGTGAGCTAGGAAGACGTTTATCGACAGTGAAAGTTGGAGACAGAGACTCAACTTACAAAGCTGTCTCTGACTTTGCAAGAGACATAGGTACAGATCCTAAGCTTGGACTTGCCGGACGAATGGCAGAATCTTTCCGTACACGTAAAGGTACTACCATGGAGAAGATAGCAGCGGGCTATGATAAGAACTCACCAACAGTTGAAGGACTAAGTGCAGCAGAAAGAGGTATAATAGGTAGTGTAGGTAACAGAATAATATCTGGTAAAGCAACAGACATGGCAAGAGAAGCTATGTCAGGTATGACTCCCGGTGCATCACTTACACGAGGTAACATAGCATCAATAGCTACAAACATTATGAGAGACACAGCTCCCGGTGCAGACACAGTGTCAGCCAAGAGAGCTAGTCAGATTAAGCGTTTAGTTACAGGTGGAAGTAGAGGTAGAGACGTTACACCCGGCTCACTTATTAGAGGTATTAACCCGTTCAGACGTACTGGAAACAATCAGGGAAACAGCATAACACGAGGTTCTAACACACCAGTTGGTATGCTACCACAAGTACAAAACCCAGCCGCAGTAGAACTACCACTAATACCAGAGTCTCGACCACAACAACGAGGCACAGATCCAAACACTCTAGTTGGTATACAGAATCAATCATATCAGGATACGTTTAATAACTTATCGGCTCAGTTCAGACCAAGATATACACCCCCAAGAAGAAGAACTTTTAGAACATCATTTAACAGAGATTATTTCTCACAATATGCATAAACAATGACAGCAAAATCTAGGTATGATAATTTATCCAGTGATCGTTCCCAGTTTTTGACCGAAGCAGAAGACGCAACAAAACTTACATTACCATATCTTATCCGTGGTCACGAAGACTATCAGAAAGGTATGAAACAACTGAAGACACCTTGGCAGTCCGTGGGGGCTAAAGGAGTGGTAGCCTTAGCATCAAAGCTATCGCTATCACTCGTACCACCACAGACTAGCTTCTTCAAGCTACAGCTAGATGAATCTCAGTTAGGTGAAGAGTTTGAGCCACAGGTAAAATCAGAACTTGACTTATCCTTTGCAAAGATAGAGCGTACTATTCTTGACGCTATCGCTGCATCAGATGATCGTGTAGTAATACACCAAGCATTACAACATCTAGTTGTAGGTGGTAATGCTCTTATCTTTATGGCTAAGACAGGACTGAAGTTATACCCTCTTAATCGCTACGTGATAGAACGAGACGGCAACGGCGACGTGATTGAAATTATCACAAAAGAAAGAATCAACAAAGATCTGATTCCTAACTATGACTCAGACGCAGTTACAGACGAGGAAGATGACAATGAGATTGATGTCTATACGCATGTCAAGCGTGACAATAATAGATTTGTATGGCATCAAGAAGTCGATGGTAAGAGACTACCTAACTCACAAGGTAAGTCACCACTCGATAGTACACCATGGCTACCACTACGATTCAATACAGTAGATGGAGAAGCATATGGTAGAGGTAGAGTCGGACAGTTTATCGGAGATCTTAAGTCTCTCGAAGCATTGTCACAGGCTATAGTAGAAGGTAGTGCAGCAGCCGCTAAGGTTGTATTTACTGTATCACCATCATCAACTACTAAACCACAGACGCTAGCAGCAGCTGGCAATGGTGCTATTGTACAAGGTAGACCAGACGACATAGGTGTTATACAAGTCGGTAAGACAGCTGACTTTGCTACGGCATTGCAGCACATGCAGACACTCGAGAAGCGATTGAACGAAGCGTTCCTGATCCTGTCCGTTCGGCAGTCAGAACGTACAACCGCAGAAGAAGTACGTATGACACAGATGGAACTAGAACAACAGCTGGGTGGGCTCTTCGGATTGCTCACGGTTGAGTTCCTCGTACCCTACCTCAATAGAAAACTTAGCATATTCCAGAAGACAGGTGAGATACCACGTATACCAAAAGGTATGGTTAAGCCTATCATTGTAGCTGGTATTAATAGTCTAGGTAGAGGTCAGGATGTACAAGCACTAGGTGGTTTCTTACAGACCATAGCAACTACTATGGGACCAGAAGCTATCACAACATATATAAATCCAGACGAGGTTATCAAAAGACTAGCAGCAGCACAAGGTATAGACGTACTAAATCTTGTGAAGAGTGTAGAAGAAAGACAGCAAGAGCAACAGCAAGCAGCACAACAGCAAGCAGAACTCGAGGCTATTAAGGGCACACCAGCTCTGATGAAAGCACCAATGCTAGATCCAAGTAAGAACCAGAATATGGCACAACAACAACAACCACCAGAAGAAGAATAAATGGCAGAAACATTAACGATGGAGCCTAATGTAGAGAAGACAAGTATTGACAATCTCTCTGCTGAAGAACAGGACTCCTTACAAGTTGGTGAGCAGATGCAAGAAGCTCAGGACAACCTACTAGCTGGTAAGTATAAAAATGCTGAAGAGCTAGAGAAAGGTTATCTTGAGTTACAACAAAAGCTTAACAGTAAAGAAGAGCCTGTACAAGAAGAGCAGGCTGAAGAAGAAGAAGCTGAAGTCGAATCTACCATACTCGACCAGTTATGGGAAGAAGCTACATCTGAGAAAGGAGAGTTTACTCAAGAAACTTTAGATGAGCTAGGCAAGATGAATGTAGAAGAACTTGCACAGATGCACCTAGAGTATAGAAACTCTGTACAAGGTCAGCAACCAGAAGGCAGAGACTTTTCTGAAGCTGACATAAAAGAACTGAAAGGTATAGTAGGCGGAGAACAGAACTACTCTAACATGATAGACTGGGCACAAAAATCTCTGAACGAACAAGAGGTTAAAATGTTTGATGCTGTCATGGAACGTGGCGATCCGTTAGCTGCGTTCTTTGCAGTTAGATCACTAGCTTACGCATACAATGATGCAATAGGATACGACGGAAATATGGTACAAGGTAAAGCACCAAGACAAAGTAACGATCAGTTCCGTAGTCAACAAGAAGTTGTCAGAGCTATGGCTGACCCACGTTACGACGAAGATCCAGCATATCGTAGAGATATTATGGAGAAACTAGAACGATCACCAAACGTAAAATTTTAGGAGAAAAAATTATGCCCGGACATTATGGGAAAACTGGCACTAAAAAGAAGAAGCCAATGAACAAAGGTATGTCTAAACTACCTGTATCAGTACAAAAGAAAATACTTAAGAAGAAAAAGTAATGTCTTACCAAGAGGATCTAATACTATCTATGTATGGCAGAGGAGAGCCGGGGCTAGCTATGGCAGATCCTCTTCCCAAAGGTCCAGACAGGGATAAACCTGTACAAGCACCGGGTAAAGATGGAGTACCATCAAGCCCCTACCTACCCGGTAAATCACCTATGCCTAGCAAATTAGCTAACCTAGCTGACGGTGAACCTGACGCATCTATCATGAACTACGTGACTGAAAATGGTTTCTTTCTTGATGGTCAAGGTAAAGCCTACATGCAGACTGGAGGTAAACTCTATGACGCTGGAGGTTATAATCCAGACATACATGGATTGCCTGTACCACTTGCACAGCAAATGCAGATCAATCCTAATGTTGCTATGTACTCTGGCGACGATGTAGGGTCAGGTGTTATAATCCCACAGGATTTTAGCCCTCTACCATTTAGGTACTTCCAACATATAAGAACACCAGAGATCAGACAACAAGAGTTAGATCACTTTAACAATTTTATAGATAGCATGGGTGGTGGTCTCGATAGAGTTAGAAGATCAACACCTTTATCAATAGGATAATGGCAGTAAAAAAGAAAAACGTCTCCCTTAAGATCGGCGTACACAAGAGCCGTAAGGGAGGTCTCACAGCAGCCGGTAGAAAAAAATACAATCGGGCTACCGGCTCCAACCTCAAGGCTCCACAGCCCGGAGGTGGTCCACGCAAACGCTCGTTCTGTGCTCGCTTTAGAGGCATGAAGGGTCCGATGAGAAAGAACGGCAAGCCTACACGTAAGGCTCTCGCCATGAGACGATGGAAATGCTAAATGGCACACAAAGGAAAAGGCTCCTGTAAAGGGGGCAAAAAAGGCGGTAAGAAATATGGCCGCTAAGAAAAAGAAAAAATGCGGATGCAAACACAATGGCAAAAAGAGGACTTTACGCTAACATACACGCCAAGAGAAAGCGGATTGCTGCTGGCTCTGGCGAGAAAATGAGGAAGCCGGGTTCTAAAGGTGCACCAACGGCTGCAAACTTTAGACGAGCTGCAAAGACCGCTAAACCTTATAAAAAGAAAAAATGATTACCACAGATTCTGATGGTATAGAAAACATCTACCCAAACGAACCACCCATTCAACTATTACCAAAACAAAAACTAATGTCACCAGAAGCAGAAAGATTTAATGGCTGGGCAGCAATGCTCGGATTCGTAGCAGCTGTAGGAGCTTATGCTACAACAGGACAAATCATACCCGGAGTATTCTAATGGCAGCTATCTCTGTAACAAGAGGTAGTAGCACTAGCAACTGGGAAAGATTCTGTCAGTGGGTTACAAGCACAGAGAACCGCCTATACGTAGGTTGGTTTGGTGTCTTGATGATCCCTTGCTTATTAGCAGCAACAACTTGTTTTATACTCGCCTTCATCGCAGCACCGCCTGTAGACATAGACGGCATACGTGAGCCTGTTTCTGGCTCGTTAATATACGGAAACAATATTATATCAGGAGCAGTCGTCCCCTCCTCTAACGCAATCGGACTACATTTTTATCCTATATGGGAAGCTGGAACCATGGACGAGTGGCTCTACAATGGCGGACCATATCAACTCATTGTCTTTCACTTCTTAATCGGAGTAGCAGCTTATGCAGGCAGACAGTGGGAACTATCATACAGACTTGGCATGAGACCATGGATCTTTGTTGCTTACACAGCACCACTATCCGCAGCTCTTGCAGTCTTTCTTGTCTACCCATTCGGTCAGGGTTCATTCTCTGATGGCATGCCCCTAGGTATCAGTGGAACATTCAACTT